GTTTGTAAGTGTCCAGGGGTCAATCCGTATCTATTCTCAATAAAGTCCCAGGTAGCTCCTGTCGTTTCATGGGGTTTGCAGGCAAAATTGTTTAGCTGGGGGTGAAACTTGTAATCCTTAGCATACGTATCTTTCATTGTAACAGTCAATTCTAGCAATCTATCTAGTAATTGTCTTATGAATGGTACGTGGAAACAAGAAACAAAGAGCCCGGTAGCTATACTCTTTATGCTTGGGTCAGCAAACGACGTAGAAACACCTATTCTAGCCATCAATCTTCCTATCTTCGGGGCAAAAATTGTGCCATCAGCAGTCGGATAGGGAATTGTTTGACAAAACTCAACTTCGCTTAACTCAGATGTCCAAGTTATCTCCATCTCCAAACCTAACGATTTCATGTGGTTCAAGAAACCGGGACCGTGATTTGTAACATAACGTTTTGTAGTTATGATGAGGACATCATCCCCATTAAACAAACCGGCCCAAGAGTTTGGGCCAGGTGGACCTAGAGCCTTAATCGTAGCAGCTACGCTAATTGACACATTAGCACTGCTCGTTTGCCCTTGTCCAGATACCCTGGCTGGTTTCCCTGCTGTGAACGTGATGTTGAACTTTTGGTGCCTACCTTGAGGTACGGCACCCAAAGAATGTCCACGCAGGACCCCGTTTAGACCGGCTCTTTTATAAAGAGCACGTTCAAAATTGTGAGACCCGGCGTTTTGATGTGCATCAAAAGCTGGTTGATCTCCAACACCATATGTAACTATAGTGTTCTGGGCCTTAGAAAAGTGTAATGTCATTTCATCAAAGTACGAACCAACGTACTCTGCTGTTCTCCCAGGAGTCCACAATATGTAATTACCGTCGCCAGACATAGTCTCTTTTAGACTTAACGAGTAAGCCCAATAATAAGGTCCAGTGGCAGCATTAGAACGGGGTGTGCAATTGTTAACAGCTCTGGCATCTTTGGCAGGGAATTCCAAATCAATATAACCAGATTTTTCTATTTTAGTAATAACTTGGACAGAAA